CATTCTCGCCTATGTCCGGTATTTCGGCTTCCACCCCGTGTCTGAGATGAGATGTAGGTATATAAACATTATGTTAGGCGACTTACAAAAAATGCCCCGACCATGTTGCAGCATGGCCGAGGTCTTGGGCTTTCGTTCTTAAAGTTCTGAGTTCCTAAAGTTCTCAAGTTCAAAGTGTAGTATCGCTAACTCTTCACATTCCTCTTGCGTCAAGTGAGGCATACCATCATATAATTCCTCTAACCTTTCGTTATACAGTCTCTTCAATATTCGTTCTCTCAATTCTAATTCTTCTATCATATTCATTGTTCGTCTCTCCTTAATACTCCCACTCTAGGGATATTCTGTCGTGTTGCTCTTGGGTTATAAACCCTTTGCTCAACAATTCTCTTAGTATATTCCGCATTGTCATATTGTCTCCTCATTCTATCCGAACTACTATTAGTATATAAAGACTACTCTTCGTCAATCTCAATTTCCAAATCTACTTCTTCGGCTTCATAATCAAATCCGATATCGTTGGTTCTGTATAATTGTTCTTCGATATACTCTCTTAACTCATCGGGTGTTACGTTATCTCTTATTACTGTCATTTCGTAGGTTACTCGTACTGTCGCTTCCATGATTAGCGGAAGGGGTATGAGTATATAAAGGTATTGTTGACCGGCATGTTTATATACTAACCCCCCTTACGATAGAATGTAAGAAACACACGCGAACAAGTAAACATAAAGGTTGAACAGTAACATGTGTTTTTTACAACCTGCCATATCTTAGATATGGAGAGGTAAGGCCGTCGTATGTCGGTGTTTAGGTACTGCCTATTCGGAACTCATCATTCCCCCTCTTAAGCCCTCGCCCCTGCTGATGATGGGGCGGGGGTTGCAGTTATTATAATAGTCCCATTTCTCGACTTCCACCCCGTGTCTCAGAGGGGGTATAAGTATATAAAGATTATTATTATACATTCACAAAAAAATTGCCCCGCCCTTTCGGGCGAGGACTTTGGTTTTCATTCTTAAATTACGTAGCCCCATTTCTGTTCTTCGGTTCTCGTATTCATTATTCTAACATAATATTGTTCATATGCCTTATCCCAATACATATGTATTACTTCCCATTCTTCGTCGTTCACTTGCTGGCTTATGGTCTTTATTTCTTCTCCCATGTTTATCGGATAGGGTATGAGTATATGAAGGTATTGATTAACTATTCTCTCGGCTCGCGTGTGTACGGTTTGCCTATGCTAGAAGAGATGTAGGTATATAAACATTGTGTTATAACAATCACAAAAAAAAATGCCTCGACCCCGAAGGGTCGAGGACTTACATTATGCCGCCTTGATTATATATCTTCATATTGTCCTGTATATACGTTATATCTTCTTGTGCTAATTAATAGATTAAATCTTAATGACTGTAAATATTCATTATATGATTTACCATATAAATTAGTCCTTCCTGTTAGTTGTGCATTCTTATCATTTCCGGTGTATCGCATGTTGCTTCCTCATTCCATCCTAGGGGGGGTTAGTATATAAAGATGTCGATATAGATATTACAATACTATTAAGAGAATAGTATATCAAAAAGATTATATACTGTCTGTGGTACGTTGAGGATGATTGTGTCGCGAGCCTGTGGGTATGGGTGAGAATGGTTAATCGATAGGTATATATACTAACATACAGACGCATGTATATGTACGCAGAGGAGCGACACACATGGTCACAGTACCATGCATTTACAGAAAAAGACGGAATAACAGTAGGAAGCCCATATGGTGAAGAATCATATCATTTCAAGGATGCTAGAGGATTCTTGAAATATCTAAGAAATAAATACCCCTCACAAGTATTTAAGTCCAAGAGATTTAATTATTATGGGGTATTCTGGGTAATATATATCAGAGATTAAAATTAATTTGGCGGTGTGGTGTAAAAACTGCACCGTCATTTTTTATTTTATCTTTATTTTTATTTTATCTTTATTTTTATTTTATCTTTATTTTTATTTTATTACTTAGTGTAGAATCTACACCGCCTCGCAGTAGTAGTAGTACGTGTCTCGGATGAGATGGGGGTATATAAACATTATTATTATACAGTCTCATATTGAAAGGGAGAATGCTACACCCATAAGATTATAAGGGTTAATCTATACGTTGAGTATGATTAGGTCAGGCTAAAATGCACCTTGAAATATACCCTGTCCACCCCGTGCTTGACATGAGATGCGGGTATATAATCTTTCCGTTATACTATTCTCTAATTAAAAGGAGAATGCCACTTAGTTAACCTTAAGTACTATGTAGCAGTCCGTTAAAATATGGAGACACAAGCAGTTAACCAACGCCCGCTAGTAATAAGCCAACTCGAGGAAACCGAGTTCACAAGAGGTGAATTATACACCTGTTATTCTCATAAGGCCGTTAAATCGGCTATGAGCCTAATTGATTCACTATACCCTAATGCACGCTATCAGATGCATAATATCGGCTCTTATGACCTATTCTCTCTAATTGAATTGACACGCTCTGATTGCATTAAATTGATGAACAAAATTATTGTTGCTTCTGATGTTCATAAATACATTAACAATGATTCCGGTAAAATCTTAGAAGTAAAACTAACAGTTGAAGAATGCACATACATGGAAGAGCCTGCGAAAGTAACTATCAAAATGGGTAGTAAAAAACTTGACGAAGAAGAATAAGAGAAAAACTTGGTGGTCGGTGTAAAAAATACACCGGCCGCCAAAACTCTTAATTTTTACTCGCCACTATACGCCCAGTACCTCTCACAATTTTTTACAATTTTTTTCAAAAACTACTTTATAAAATTATAGTTTTTTCCATTCGCGTATCATTTGGCTTCTTCGCCATAGATGACGTTCTTCTACCTCTAACTCTCGCATGTACATAAAGACTCTGCTATGTGCCATTTGTTTCCAACGGTTAGGAACGCCTTCGTTGACCTTTCGACAAACTTCATCGGTCTGTCGCCACTCGTTAAAATAACCATCATCCATCAACGCTTGTAAAATGTGCCTGTACAACTTTTTTCTTTTCATTGGTCCCGCCATCAAAATCCTCTCCTATTTATCACTCTTCCGCCAACACTTCCGCCTCTTTGCCGATTAATACTTCTTGTAGACCCGCCCATCCACTCGCCACCTTTCATAGTTGTCATAATTACTGGCATGTCAGGTGTTTTGTAGGTAAATTGGTCTATTGCGTGTGCTAGAGCCATAACTGTATCATTATGTCGCCCCAAATCTACAATCATACCTTCTCTCCAAGCGTGTGTTGAAAGTTCATCTAAAATAATCTCGACCATTCTTCTAGTCTCATCGTTACCATACGGAAAAGAAACCATTTCTCTCTCGAACCAAACTCTAAGTCTGTTCATGATACCTTGCTTAAGTGTCTTGTTACCTACCTTACTAGGTCTATAATCTACTACCGCACCCTTTTGTGCAATCAAACTCTTGTACATCTGTTGGAAACCTACATCTTCGACTGCAACAGGACAGTTACCGTATAGTTTACTCAACTCTATTAATTTGTCTGCTTGTTTGTCAGGTGGGAAATCATTACGTCGCCACATATTTACAAAGTGTATATAACCTTGCTCATCTTGCCTAAGAATAATTATAACACTGTAATCCTTTCCAAGACCGTGTGCAGGGTCAAAACCGATTACATATTTGTTATTGTCTAACTTTTCAGGTTGTATTACAGTATCTAAGTCTAGATTCTTGCGTATTAAGTTGTGTGGGAAAACGGAAGAGTCATCGTCAACTACCTTACACAAGTATTCCTGTGCAAACTCTAGTTCCCCGACAGCATCTTTTTGTTCCAACAGGAACTTAACGCTACGATATTCAGGCCAAAGTGCTTGAGGCTCTACCTTTCCATTACTTGCTTTCCATTCGTCGTAGTTAGGAATAGCATTCCATGTACCACTTTTCCAAGCAGTATTATTCAACATCTCTGTGTGGTACAAATCTGTCATAGACATAGGCGTACCAACTACATAAAAAGATGACCCCGGACTCAACATCGGTGTGATAGCCTTCCTAAACCATTGTTGTAAAGTAGTAGGATTCATTTCGTCGGAATCAACTAACACATCATCGAATGCTACACATGCCGGATGCTCACCACGAATAGCCGAACCTACTGATGTAGCCATAATCCACGCCCCATTAGTGAAATGTATTTCCGTTTTATTACCTTTCTTCGGGTCTAGATACCTAGACAACTGCGGGTGTAGTTTCATATCGTCTCTTATTTCCTGTAACCTTCTTATTGCAGTATCTTTACTAGCACTAATTAACCAACATGTAAAAGGTTTACCATTGGCTTTCTTGTCAAAAAGACATTGATGTAGTAGTTTTACCCTCAAAGTAGTCGATTTACTGTGGTCTCTAGGTGCAATAACACAAACACGATGTACTTCCGCGCCTTTTCTATCTCCGTACATATCCATCCATTCACCAATGTGGTCTCCCCAAGTATAACCAAGCCATTCGTAAAAATACTTTACAGACCTGCGGCTACGTTCCATAGCCAAATCTTGCTTGAAACTCATAATGGGTGCAACTCCTTCTTACCACAATGCGGGCAGACTTTACTTTCTGCTTTAGACAATTGCATACGCGGTGCTGTCCATCCACAGGCCCAACACTTCGCACTAGTCCACATTTATTTCACCTACTCATGTAATACAGGCGCAAACAAACTACCTATAACACCCATTTCTTTGTCTATCATATATGCAGATAAACCTGCCCTAGCCATAACATATCCGTTACGGCTGTGGTATCTATCTTCTCCGGCTAGACTAGGTAGTTGGAATATTAAACAGCCACCGACTTCTTTGACGGATTGATGATGCAAATGTCCGTGAAACCACATATGATGTTGTGTACTACCCCATTCCTTTCTAGCCTCATGTGCCATAAGAGAATGTAACTTGTTCATAACTTTACCATCACCATGTGTAAATCCTATCAAGTTGTTTCCGTAAGTAATATATTGCCTAATACTTGGGCTAACTGTTACTATTACATCATCACAAGATTGGTAATATGCTTCTAGATACAACATAAGCATAATAGAAGTATGTCTATCGTGATTGCCGCCCATAAACACCAACTCAACATCACTTACCGTTCTAAGCAAATCAATGTGTTGTCGTGCAAGGTCGCATCCTTGCATAAGAATCTGTGCGGGTGTCGCAGCCATATCTTGTGCTGTACCCTTTGTAGTAGTACCAATATCATTATCTACGTGAAACCAATCGCTACCTATACCAACGTAGAACTTTTCCGGTTGACTAGGTAATCTTGCCAATAACTCTTCTGTTTTTGTAAGAACTCTTGCCTTTGCTTCTT